GGTGCTTGCCTGGTATAAACGCAGCCCACATACTGTTAACGAAGGAAAGGAAATGCTCCTTACAACGCTCCTTTTGGTCTTCTTGAAGGATGACCTTGATCTTCGGGATCTCAGGAGAGTCCTTGGGCAGAGTGTCTAGTAGACCCCTGTAACGCTGTAACTCCGCAGTGCTTAGTAGACTCAAAGCGCAGTCATCTTCTCAACGGTTCTATCGATTGGAACGAGGGAGCGGATCTTATTGGGTTGCACCTTTAAGAGTCCTCTGTCCTTGAGGTCGTGAATGATGCGGTGGATATTAGACTTACTCTTCAATTTAAGACCTGTAGCTATATCAGCATAACTAGGGGAAAACCCTCGGTACTTAATAAAGTCTTCTATGAAGTGCAGAACCTCCATTTGTCTTTCGGTCATAGCGGCATATAGTCCAAATAAACGGGAGTGGACTCTCCCATATAGGCTCCAAGAATATTAAACTCGTAGTACTCAAAAGCTTCTTCGTAGTTCATATCCCGCATTAGTATCTGAATAATCTTATTGCGGTCATAACAGACCGCTAGTAGACCAGCACGTTCAACCACCCCTAGGATAGCTTCATCGAAACCATCGATAGTCAACAGATCAGGATGCTCCTCCGTAATGCTCATTTGAGCAGCTCCACGGCTTTTCTGACACTTGCTATAGCACTAGTCATCTCCGCCCTTTCTTGACCCCTTAGCTCGGCTTGTAGAGCCATCATAGAAAGCACGAGACTCTTGAGCTTCTCAATCAATGCCGTATTCTTCACTTCTTGCTCCTGTTTAAACGTTCGTGGTATGTTACCACATTGCTAAAAAAATATATATAGGGGGGTGGGGGGTGTTTCACGTGAAACATAAGGGGGGGTTCGTATTGGATGGTATTGTTTGTGTGGATTCGAGTGTAAGGTAAGGCACGCAAGACGTGTCAAATTGACGGGGGTGGGAGTGGGTGGGGTCGCCCGCAGAGCCTTATATGACAGATCCGCAGGGTTATTCACTTTCCGATTAGCGCAATAGACTTATCGAGTTCTTGCTTGAGCGTATCGATGTCGATAGCCTCAGCCACTTGCTCTGCTCTAGTCTCGAACACACCTGATGCCTTAGCCATTAGTTCTAGCGCCCGCAAACGTACGTTGATTGGGACTGCGATGTCCTCGCTATGCTTGAACCATTCGTTCATTACGTATCTGCGTGCCATGCGATCATCGTTAATGATCATCTCTTTCTTGGCTTGAGTGAGAGGTTGTAGTAGTAAAGTGATATTCGCATCTGCGAGTAAGTCGTTCACTCTCTGCTGAATCGTTGCGCTTGTAAGGTGATCGCACTTGAATGCTCCCATGTAAGCCGTTATCGGTGTCATGCCATCTATGACATTGCTTGCAAAGTTGAGTTGCCTCTTCGTGAGTCTCTTGTCTCTACCTGATGGTTCATCAGTCTCTTCGGTGTGTAGTCCATATGGCAGTCCATTACTCTTAGTCTTTACCTCTACTGATTCTATATATGACCGCCTCGCTTCGCTATCTTTCCCCCGCTTTGGAATGTCTACACCATTCTCAGGTTGCGTGTTTACATTCTCTTTAATCACTTCCACTAACAATTCTGCTTTGCCCATTGCATTCCCCTATCTGTTTAAACGATTCACTACTAGCTCACATCATGAGCCTGTCGCTCCACGTTGTCAATCCTGTTTCTGATTTGTTCACTATCTGACCTGACTAGGTATCTGACTAGCTCACCGCATGAGCCTCTACTTCCTACCATAGATTTGCCTGATCGTCTTCGACTCTTGCCCGCTTACGTGCCTAAATAATAGGCAACTACTGTATGCCCATACATACCGCTCAAACCGATTTAAACGCTCTTAGAGACGTTTTGTGTCAACATGAGGCAAGTGCATTAGTACACACGTGAAAATGCCGTGGTGAGCCTCACCCTTATTCTATAAGGCTTGCGTGTCGGTCATCTATAAGACCTAAAAACAGGCTGAATTCTTCCCTATATATAGCGGTGAAATTGTGTCAATAACCCCACAGATTAGTCAGTCTTTATCTACAAAGTGTTTACACGTTGTTTTTGTTTGTGTGTATACTGTGATGTTGTTTGTTGATAGGAAGTGCGGTGGCTAATCCACCCAATTACCCAAAGATATTTCTTAGCCCATATGTACTAGATGGTGTGCAGTCTAGGTGGCGAATGGCTCGGTACTCTTAACAGGAATCCGAGTCTCAGGAATGAGGGTTTTAGATATTCCATCTCATTGGACTTGCACTAGACACCCACCTACCTAAAGGGGTCTGACCTGAGTCCAAGAGGATGCAATCTCGCATCTACTTAGGAGGCTTTATGACATATGGTGAATACGTTAAGCAATATGTAACCCTTGACAATGCTCTTGAATACGCAAGAGTGACCGACAAAATCGCTTTTGTTTCTGACCTTACTGATCTCTCAATTGACCATCGTTTTGTTGGTTGGATTGAGGATCGCCTTGACCGCATCACCACCACCAAGGTTGGTGCTATTCCCGCTAACTTCTTTTTCTCACTCTAATCAGGAGGCTTTATGCAAAATCAATCCCCAGTAATTATTCGTGAACTCCACACCATTGTCCGCACTTGGAATGGTGGTCAGGCAAGCTTGATTCAAAAATTACAAGTGCCTGATGCTTATGTTGCTCAGGCTTTAGAAACTAAGGTGGGAGCTATTCCCGCTAACTTCTTTTTCTCACTCTAATCGGAGGCTTATATGTTTTGGACTAATGAGCAAATTAATGACTATTACGATAGTCACCCCAATTTACTTCTCTCTCAACTCTCTGCCATTACTGGCAAATCCATCAAGGAATTAAAAATCATCCTGATGGGCGAGTAAGACCTATCCTCATGCCCTGATGGGCATAGGGATGCGCCTTGCATCTAATTTTCTAGGAGGGCATATGCCTCGCAATTTCGTAGCTAAGTACGCAAAACGTAGTGGAGCGGGTAGTCATACTGCCCGCAAGTATTCTCGCAAACAAAAACACAAGGAGGTTCTATGACCCAAGCTTTACGTGAGCAATGGCTCAACAATGCAGTAACTTCGGTGCGTGGCATTTTCCACGCTAATGGTTTCCCTATCCCTGATCACGTCAGGGTCTCTTGCGGTTTCCCATCCAAGCGGGCACGTAGTCTGTACCGCAATGTCGGTGAGCATTTTTCACCTGATGCCTCGGAAGATGCGACTCATCAGATCTTCATCTCCCCTGTCCTCGATGATTCTGTTGAGGTCTTGGGTGTACTGGTACACGAACTAAGCCACGCAGTTACTGGCTCTTCGCATGGCACCGAGTTTAAACATTGCGCCCGCAAGGTGTGGCTAGAGGGCAGTCTGACTCAAACCAAGGTAGGTGTTAATTTCCGCACTAACTTTGCCCCGATCCTTGAATCACTTGGGATCTACCCTCATGCCAAGCTAAACGTGGCTAGTAGTTACAAGGTGCAAGGCACACGTATGCTCAAGGCGGTATGCGGTACGTGCGTTATCCATGCACCTGACGGCTCGATCAAATCCCAGTACACGATTCGTGTAAGTAAGGGTTGGGCTGACAAGGGTTTACCTACGTGCCAATGCGGTACTCAATTCGTTTTATCTAATTAACTTTTTCTAGGAGGCTTACCTTGAACATTCCAAAAACAATCTCTCTGCTCCCACGTACTGTGGTACAGGCGGTGCTTGACCAACATGGCGCAAAGCTTGCGCCCAACTGCACCTTTACTGGTGACCCAATTGTTGATGACAGATGGGTTGTTGACCTGATCCAAGCGGGTTACGTCACCGTTGATGAGGTGCGCAACACCAAGCCATCATCTGTTTTACAAGGTGTGCCCGATGACATCCGCAAGTCGGTCAACGATGCCCAAGCCAAGGTAGACAAAGCCTTGGCACAGGTTGAGACCCTGCGCTCATCTGCCAACCTATCCCTTGACTCCGCATTCCAACAGGCGGTCAAGCTTGAAAAGGACTTCAAGACATTGACAGACCGTTTAAACGTCAAGATCGATGCGGTTGAAAAGCCTGACCCCAAGGTCATTGAAGACACCATTCGTGCTGAGGTATCTAAGCTTTTTGCCTCATTCAAAAAGGCTACCCCAAAGGAGGTGATCGCTCAGGTGGCGCAGTCAGTACCGAGTGTCAAGCGTGCCAAGGTCAAGGACGTGTTCGATGGCGCACTCAGCTATGAGTACGGTGGCGAGACCATTCACTTTGGCAACATGGACATCGAGTTGTGGAACGATCCATCCGCTCCCGCACGTGTCGATGACTACGTGTTTGATCCTAAGCACCTGCATCAAGCTTTGGTTGCGCTTGACGATCCCCTGCCTGATAACGTGTGGCTTGCGGGTGAGCGTGGTACTGGTAAGACCGAGTTCGTGACTCAGGTTGCATCCCGCCTCGGACGTAGACTCTTCCGAGTCAACTTCGATGAGGCGATGGAGCGTGCCGAGTTTATCGGTGGCAACACCATCAAGGACGGCAACGTGGTGTGGAAAGCGGGTGTCATCACTCAAGCGATCCAACACACAGGTGCGCTGATCATCCTCGATGAGGTTGGCTTTGCAAGAGCGCAGTCAATCGCAGTACTGCACTCGCTCTGTGAGCGTAGCCCACACCGCTCTATCGTTATCGCTGAGACAGGCGAACGCATCGCAGTCGCATCGCACGTTGCGTTTTTCTGTGCCGATAACAGTAACGGTTTCGGTGACCAGTCAGGCAACTTCGCAGGTGTGCGTGATCAGAACACCGCATTCATTGATCGCTTTGGTTACACGTTGCGCTTTGAGTACCTGCCATTTGCTGATGAGGTCTCGCTTGTGTCTAAGCGTACTGGCTTACCAGTCGATGCCTCTGAGGTGCTGATCAAGTTTGCTACGGTTGCACGTGAGAAAGCTAAAGCAGGTGTGCTGACTCAACCACCAAGCCTACGTCAACTGTTTGCTTGGGCACGTGCGATCACCAAGGGTGTGCCAGTCGGCATCGCCTTTGAGAATGCAATCGTTAATAAGTTCCCCGCTGATTGCGAGGCTGAGTTGCGTGGTGTTTTCTCTGCCACCATCGATGTCAACAATCTCAAATCATTCTTAACTAAGTAAGGAGGTTTTATGTTAGCAATCAACGCTAAACGTGGTGTCGAATCAACTGTCGAGCGGGTGTTCAACTCGACAGGCAATGCATTCTCTAGACTGCAAGTCTTGTGGACTGGATCTACTGCGGGCATCATGTTTAAACGCAGTAGCATTGGCGTGGATGCCAAGATCGTTTTTCCTGCCATCGATGAGGGTGCGGAGATGAAACGCTCCACCTTTAACAACCTGATCGGGTACGCAATCCATGAACTAGGTCATGCATGGTTTACCGCAAATGAGCCTTGGGATAAAGCCCGCAATGAGCATGGTCAATTCGTAGGTAACTTGATCAATGGGCTTGAAGATCCCCGCATCGAGCGCAAGGTAATCGAATCAGGCTATGCCCCGAATAGCAAAGCCTTGTTCGAGGAGTTGCTTAACTCGATCCTCAAAAAGAATGGTTACGTTGATGCAGACGATATTAAGAACGTGCCCTTTGTTTTAGCTGTTGAGGGAAGACGTTTAAACGGGTATCACGTTGACGTGCCAAGCATTGTTGATGATGCGCCTTGGTCTGCTGATTTGCATTGGGCTTTGTCTGAGGCGCAGTTAGCACCAAGCACCCATCGCATCGCAGAGATCGCAATCGAATTGTTCAAACGTCTTCAAGATTTCGAGCCTGAGCCTCCTACTGGTGAGGGTGAGGAGGAGGGTGAAGAAGAGGGCGAGGGCGAGGAGGAGGGCGAGGAGGGCGGTGGTTTTCCTATCAAGGGTGACAAGCCTACCGATCAACCTACCGACAAGCCTACCGATGGTGATCAAGAGGGTGACGATCAGGGCGGTGACAAGGGCGGTCAGGGTGACGAGAAAGGCTCTGAGGGAGGCGATCAGCCATCCGATAAGGGTCAGCCTACCGATGAAAACAAACCCGCTGAAGAGGGCAAAAAGAATGGGGGCGGTAAGGACTTTGCGGGTGGACGTAATGTCGAGCCTAATGAGTTTATTGAGGGTGAACTCAACGATCAGAAAACTAATCTGACCAAGCGTTTAGATCATCGTCCCAGTTCCGCTAAACCAACACTAGCCACATTTGAGTGGCTTTAAGGAGCGTTATGAATATTGTTAAATCAGTTGCACAAATGAATTACTCTGTCGAGTTCAACTCCGAGCCTAGTGGCTTAGGCGCAACCAAGGCTACGATCCAACGCATCTTGCGTAGCCTTGACCTTGTGGGGTGGAACACTCATGAGGAGACAGGGCGGTTAGATCGCAAAGCGTTTACACGCTATGCAACAGGCGGTACTGCGATCTTCTCTAAACGTCATCACGTTGAGGCGCAAGCCTCTGCGGTCACCATCTTAATTGACTGCTCAGGATCGATGAGTAATGGGCGCAGAATCCACACCGCTCAATCGGTTGCGATCCAGTTAAGCAAAATGCTTGACAAGGCAAACGCATCATTCAATGTGGTTGGTTTTCAAGGCGGTCAGGGTGGCTTACGTCAGGGTGTTACTGGTGCGAGTACTGGTGTGATCGATGCGATTATCGAGTACACAGAATTCATACCCTTTAAAACATGGGGCGAGGCATTGACCAAGGCATCAGCCAAGCTTGGTTCGATCAGAGAGTGGGCGGGTAATTCAACACCCGATTACTCTGCCATCTCTATGACCTTGGAAGACCTGAGCAAGCGTGATGAGCAACGCAAGATCCTGTTCTTCTTGACCGATGCGGATTCGTATCAGAAGTCGCATATGGTTCACTTGCAAGGTATTGCCGACAAGCTAGGGATTAAAATAATAGCAATCGGTATAGGTAAGACTGACGTTGAACAATGTTTCAAGATCGCTCAGAATGTAGAGAATGTCAGCGATCTAGCAGATGCAACATTCAACAAACTGCTTAAGGAGTTACGTTAATGCGGGGGGGTGTACCCCCCGAGGGGGGGAGTATGGAAGATGACAGTTCTCAGTTCGAAAACCTGATGGCTTTGATGGGTAATCAAATCAACGGCAAGGATGTTGACGTGGTTGTGTCTGTCCTTGCCTTGTTGCTTGCCAATGCGGGTTGCATGGGCGGTCTTTCCCCTCAGTCAGTTCTCAGTTATGTAAACAGGATCGTCTATCAAGTCTATGACGATAACGATCCAAGCAATGAAACCATTCACTAGGAGGCTATCTTGTATCAATCACATCCATTTGAAGTTCAACGTTTAATCCGCTCATTCGGTTTTCGTTATGCGTTTTGGACTTTGCACAACGTGCAAGGTCTGACTGTTTCTCAATCGTTGTACCTGTTGTTCATATCTGTTTAAACAAGGAGGCTTACTATGTTTTGTAATACAGATTTGTTGGACGAATTTTCTGATAATGAATTCGGTCATGCCGATTGGAAAATGGATTGGGATGCCAATGGCAATTGCATCGTTACATTTTTTTTTGAGGCAAGACCTGAGTACTTAGCAGATCTTGAGGGCGAGGATGATGAAGAGGATGAGGTTCATCCATCTTTTGATCCAGTATTCAAAAACGAAAGGTGATCATGTCAAAAATTAAATCATGGAAGTTGGAGTTAACTTGGGACGATGGCACAGTAAACGATGTTAGTAACTATGTGCCTGTGTATACCAGTAAAGCAGTAGAAGAGTTTATCGATTACTGGGAAGACAAACACAACGATGAAGAGGATGACGATGAATAATCTTTCAGCAGAATGCATCGAGCAAAACGATGCCAAAGAAAAGGTGTTGCACGTTATTCGTGGTGATGAAGATGGGGTCAAATACAAAATTCAATTTAGTGCGCCATGCCCGATGACTGCAATCAAGATCGCAAGGTGTGTGCCAATTGCTTACTGGGAGAAAGAATGAAAAACTTTATCAATCGCCTTTGGGATGTTTCGTTGTATTTTGTTTTGGTTGTATTCGTTGCCAACCTGATTCGTGGTGCGGTTTAAACGATGCGTACAATCCCCGCTACACCAGTAGTAAAAGTTGGAGATCGTGAGGCTCAACGTGTGATCTATAAAAAGTCAACACGTTGGAAGTTATTTCAAGACATCATTAAACGTGAAATTAAGGAGAGAAAAGATGGTCAATCCTGATCGTTGGTTACAGAGTTGTGCAGAGGATTCAATGGATGATGAAGACTTCGAGGAACGTCTGTATGAAGAGTATTGCGACATTGAAAAGAGTATTGCCAAGGATGGTGTTGATAATTCCGAGCATGATTTTGGTGACACCATGTGTGAGTACGCAAGTCGGGTCATGCAATCCATTGCAAAGGGTGATGATGCTTTGACCTTAGCTTTGGTCAAAGAAGTCTACATAAGAGAAGTAAATGCTATGGCTAAACGAAACTTAGGGGAATAATTTTGGACATTCAATCTAGATTCAGACTTAACAGAGTTGCATTAGATATACAAACAATTGAACACTTGTTAGCTATAAACAAGATCAATGAGCGAGATGCTTTGCGTAACCTTAATCATGCGTTTGATGCTTTGATTGACATTCGATACGATTGCCCCGATGAAGACGTTGAGAGCTACGTTGCAAGAGCGTGGGGTCATATCGAAAGATTGACCATGAAATGATGATAGATCCTCCCCCCTTTGGCTTCGGTCATCGGGGGGATTTTTTTTGGCTTCAGGAAATGCAAGCCGTTTAAACGATCTGTTTACTCGTGCCCAGTGTGACGTGTCACTCGTGTCACCCGTAACGATAAATTACCAAGCCGTTTAAACAATATGGAGTTGCAGGTTAGAACGCATCCTGTTCAAAGTATGTGCCTGTGACCTTGTTGTATCCCAAAGTAGTTTCCCCCTGAGTTCCTATCCAACGATAGCGACACTTCCAAACGGCTAACTCAACCCCATGATCCTTTGTACGATGGATTGTGATACCGCAGTCAGCCTTAGCCCACCATGCCATCGATCCGCTAATCGCCATACCATCAGGTCTTGGTAGATCCATGCCTGATCGAGTGATCTTGCTTGGATGGGCAACAAACCAAATATGCACCCCATAAGCCTTAGCGAATGCCTGTATGCGTGTCAACATACCTGAGATGAATTCATGCTCCGCTTGACCGCCCTTGTTTTCAATGTAGTTGTACGGGTCAATCACTAAGCCACGTATGCCCATTCTGACTACCGCTATCTTTGACCGCTCTAGGATCGAATCGATTGTTGCGGGTTCAGATCCCTCGGAATCGAGGAACAGGAAATGCTCTTCAACGAATTTAAACGCATCGTCTTTGTCAGCGTCAGTCATTCGATTACTGCCGTCAAAGAATCGTTTCTCTTTATAAATCTCCATTAGGCGGGAGATATGGATCTCAGGTTGGTTCTCAAACGAACACAGACCAAACTTCCAATCATGGGCTTTGGCTAAGTTGATCATAAGCTGATCCACAAAGTTCGATTTTCCACAGGACGGATACCCAGTAACAATGGTAAGCTGACCCTGTGCTATGGTATAAATTTCATCGACATTTGAATAGCCAGTTGATAGACCTTTGCCTGTACCCTTACCCCACAAGTCGTTTAAACGATCTGCAAACTTGCTGGCGGATGATAAGCCCGCTACTGGATAGGGTTCTGCCTTTTCGATGATCTCAAGAACCACGTCTTTCCCTTTAGCAAGGAAAGCCTCATTCAAATCTTTGTATTCAAAGTGGGCAATACGGCACTTGTCTTTGCCAATACGTCTAGCCAGTTCCTCAGCCAATGCTTGACCCGCAGTATCGGTATCAGTTGCAATAGTCACGTAGGGCACTTGATTCAAAACATCTACCGCATTCCATACGAATGCAAACTTCTTATCCTCCGATGCATCTACTTTTCCGTCAGATACTTTCATTGGCGCACCGCTCGGTACTGAAAGCACATTCTTCAGACCACACTCAAGTAGGGTCAACGCATCGATCTCGCCCTCGACAATGATCACAGGCAATGACAGATCTATTTTGTCAATTCCAAAAAAATCTTGCGCCCCACCCGCATCTTGCGTGAAATCTTTGGATTCAATTGAACGATACTTCGCAGACACAAACTGCCCATTGCGGAAATAAGGAAAGCCAATGGCATCAGTCTTTTTTTCCAAACGCTGAAAATATTTTTCTGCGGGGAACAATTTCATTTCATCTGCAATACGTTCCGATATACCTCTTGTCTTTAAAAAATCATAATGTTGTGTTTGTAATTTTGTTGTGTCTAATGTTCTCATTGGAATCACGTTGCTCTCCGCTCTACGATAGGTTTGTGTTTTATTAAGTGGTACGAAACCACCGATCTTGCAATGATGGCAATGGTACTTCCATCCATCTGCCTTAGCGGTGATGTCAAAATCTTTTTGATTATATTTTTTGCGCTCATATGAGCATTCGGGACACGCAACCCTTGCTTGATCAGGGACGTGTAAAGATGATACTAACTCTGCAACAGAATTCATAAGCCTCCTACGATTTATTTTTTTGGTTTGTTTATTTTAACACTATGGTCGCTATTCCTTGAGAAAGATCTGTTTGCAGATGCAGACTTTACTCTAAGATTTTTTGCGGTGTTAGTTCCACCTTTAGATAGCGGGATGACGTGGTCTACTTCTTTGCCATCACCTTTGTGAACTTTACCCGCCTTCATTGCATCTCGTCTTGCTTTGTTTCTTGCTACACGATTCTTGACTTGCTCAGGTGAGTCTTCGTACTTCTCTTCTTTTTTATAGTTTCTTGGTTTGTTTACAAAAGGCATGACTATTCCTATTATTTATATACTGTTTCTATACTGCCCTCTTGGAGGAGGGCAGACCTAGCCTAAACTAGGTTGCCTTCACAATCTCTGCCCACATTGGTATCGATTGACCCGAAAGACTTTACGTGCAAAGGGTTCTTTCTTCGCCACCCTTTTCTGATCTCTAATGCACTAACCGTAGTATCAGCAATACACGTCTCACCCCTACCGTTTTTCATCGTCAAGCAAGACAGGACTCCATCTTACTGAAATTTGTATGCGTGTGGCAAGTAAATTTGCGGAACTAAGGGTATTACCCTAAGAACGTTGTTTAAACTTTAAGCGTTTGCCTGGCTGACGCTGCGCATAATCCCGGCTCAGAATGTAATAGGTTGTTTAAACATAGGGTACGCTACTGGTAGCATACACATTCTTTTCTTGACAAAAAAAAAGAGAGTACCTAAGTACTCTCTAAACCATCATCGTGAGGAGCTTCTATGAAACAGTTCCATTGTATTTCAAGTTGTGTATAATTACAACATTAAGTGACGATCTAAGCCTCCTAACTTGATAGACCAGTAGGTCGGAGAGCCACCCCTCAAAAGGTGGCTTTTTTTATTCCCTTGCAGATACCTCTATCTCGCACCTTGGATTCTCCTTATCCACACCCATCCAATAGATATGCTTTTCTTTTACCTGACGATCATTGGCATAAGCCACGTCTTGCAGTAGATCAAGGATTAATGATTCATCTAAATCAGGTCTGCGTGATGCGTACCATATGCGAATCGTTACCGCAACGTCCCCAGAAAACAACAGTTGCTTCTGGCTCTCTGCCTGTAGTTTAAACGCTTTGCTATACGACAATGCCTTTGCAGACTTGATAAACATTGATTTACCACGAATAAAAACTTGTCTCCGTGAGTTAGCTTTACTGGCGGGTTCACCAAATATTTTTAGTAATAACATTTGCATTCTTAAAAAGTTTGTATTAACATCTAAGTTCGTATTAACAATTTGGAGGCTTAATGAAGATCACGAACAACCACAATGTTCCCGAAACGTTGGTGGCTCTCGCAAGTAGAGACTACTACACTAAGGGCGCATCTGACTACTCAGTCACAGAAATCATATCCCCGCCACGTATACAGAGGCTCAGGCGCAAGCATTACGCTGAGATGGAGCAAGATGTATCCGATATGCTTTGGATGCTCCTAGGGACTGCTCTGCACGTTGTAGCCGAGCGTTCTGAGGTAGATGGTCACACCAATGAGGAACGTCTATCTGTTGACATCAACGACATCGTTCTCTCAGGTGCTATCGATCTGCAAAAGAATGATGCGGACGGCATTACCATCACCGACTACAAGTTCACCTCTGCATGGGCATTGATGCATGACAAGCCTGAGTGGGAACAACAACAAAACATCTATAAGTATTTAGTTGAGCGGGTAAAGAAGACCCCTGTCAAGGCTCTTAAGATCTGCGCCTTTGTGCGTGATTGGTCTCGCAGAGAGGCTGAGGTCAAGCCTAACTATCCGCAATCTCAAATCCAAGTTATTGACATCCCGATGTGGACGTTTGATCGTGTTGAGCATTACATCAAAGAACGTATCGAGATGCATCGTGATTCCAAGGTGAGCGCAGATTGGAATGAAGAACTTCCATTGTGTACTGAAGAGGATCGTTGGGTACGTGAGACAAAATACGCATTAAAGAAAGAGGGTCGCAAGACTGCTATCAGAGTTTTAGATACAGAAGAAGAGGCAAAAGCAATGCTTAAAGAATTGCCTGAGAAAGATAAAGGGTTCATAGAAATCCGCAAAGGTGAGGCAGTACGTTGTACAGGAAATTATTGCGGAGTATCGCAATGGTGTAGTCAGTATCAAGCAACACTAAAAGAGGCAACAAATGATAACGAGTAAAGACTTAGCGTGTGGTTTGCAAAACATGGTTACAAACCTTTTATCCGACAGGGTTCTTTGTGATCAATCAGCGTTGCGTTTGATGGCATTGGAAGAGGAAGTTCAATTTTTAAGAAAACAATTAGAGGAAAGTGAAAATGAAAGTCTATAAAAAACTAAGCGATGCCCGCATTAAGTTGCAAAGAACAGAGTTGACCAAGTCAGGTCATAACAAGTTTGCGGGATACAAGTACTTTGAGTTGGGAGATTTTCTCCCCGCAGTACAGTCAATCTTCAACGAAGTGGGATTGATTGATGCTATTTCTTTTACCGAAGATCTAGCTACTATGGTGGTATATGACGTGGATGATGGAAGTTCAGTTACCTTTACTTCCCCTATGGGTACTGCGAATCTCAAAGGTTGTCATGAAGTGCAAAATATTGGTGCGGTGGAAACCTACCAACGCAGATATTTATATGTCACCGCCTTAAGCATCGTTGAGCATGATGCGCTTGATGCGGTCACAGGATCTGCACCAGTAGAAGTAAAACCAGTAGTAAAAGAAGTGCCAAAAGAATCCGATGGCGATCTTGCACCACTCGCAGAAGTGCTGATTACCTTTGGTGATACTTGCGAAGACCTGAAAGAGTTGTCAAGTTTTTGGAAAAAGAATCAGGCGGGAATTGACAGAATGAAGTCGCAGAAACCTGAGTTGTTTAAAACTGTGCAAGAAGCTTTTGCAAAATACAAATCTAAATTTAAGGAGTGATACATGGCTTACGATAAACCATACGAAGAGAAACCAAACACAGGATCATTTTTTGCTAACAAGACAAAGACCAATCCCAAAGCCCCTGACTATCGTGGCAAGATCTTGCTAGATCTTAGCGCATTCGATGTAGTCAATGGAACGATTAACGTTGAGTTAGCGGGATGGAAACAGACTGCTAAGTCAGGCTTGACTTATTTGCAGATCAAGGCGCAAAAGCCAAGAGAGCAACAGGCACAACCACAACAAACTAAAGCAGAGGAGTTGGATGATGACATCGAATTCTAATCCCGCTAAAAAACTTGGCAGACCTTTGGGATCTAAAAACAAGCGTGTTAGAAAGGTTGCGGGTAAAGAATACACCTTCAAAGAGAAAGCGTTTAAACGGTCTAATGCTTCTGGTTCTGCGCCAAAAATGCCAAAGGCTATCCCGCTTGGTGCATTTAGTTGGGTAGATGCCTACGAGAAAACATACGCTAATTATGAGCGTGTATGTGAGCGTTTAGTTGAACTGCAAGGTGTTCAAGCGGAACTAGAGCAATCTAAAGTTGATATTGTGGGTTTGTCTACCATTATTAATTACTTAGAAATCCGCTTGGAAGAACAATATAGGAAAGCAAATGAACGCACTTCAGTTTGAAGCAGTCAAGATTGCCCTTAAACAAGACAAGACTGGTTTCGTACTGACACTTAATATCCACCCTGACGAGATCCCCGATGAATTAATGCGGGATTTTGTTGGGGCACGATATGGTGTGGCTATGGCACGTATCGAAGACAACGAGACTGCCAAGCACTACGACAATCGTGTTAAGAAAGCGGGCATCCTGTGTCGGTCTCAACAATTCCAGTTGTGGCTTAAGAAAGAAAACGAACTCACAGTTAGTAGTGAAGACGATGCGGTAGATGCTATTCATAGAATCTGCGGTATCAATTCACGAACCGAACTCAACGGCAATAAAGATGCACAACAAAAATTTGACGAAATGGTAAATGATTATGAGCAATGGATCGAAGAAGAGCCTTTTTAACGAGCGCAATTCCATAACAATTTACCTTGAGCAATCCGAAAAAGAACGCATTACAAAGTTTGCAGAAAAATCGGATATTAGCGTGGGTCAATTGGCAAGGGAAGCATTCAAAATGCGGATGGCTGGAGGAAATGACCCGTTTAACAAAGGGTTTAACCAAGGTTTAAACGAGGCTATCCGTATTACTAATTCCTGTGAGGGTGCAACCATGATGTTTCCATCGGGCAAGACGTTTGCCAAAGTTGTTAGCGATGACATCGAGAAGTTCTTAAGAGAGCATAAAGATGAATGAACAAGACTTGCGGGACTGTTTTGCTATGTTTGCAATGAATGGAATGTTATCTAGCGGGCTTAACGACTATTCCGTAGCAAAAACTGCATACAGGATGGCAGATGAAATGCTAGAGGCACGTAGGATCAAGGAAGAGCCTCAAGGAATTGTTGCAATCAAAAAGAAAAGGAATACAAAATGAAAGATTGGATCATGGGTGTAGTTGCGGGCTTACTAGTGTCTATATCAATTATTACCTTTATGTTGCTTATGTCTACTCAGGTTTGCGCTCAGACCAGTTGGGAGAACAATCCACTCAATTATAAAAACAGTCCTTATAACTACGACAACAGTCAGTACAACTATAAGAACAGTCAATATAACTGGGAGAATAGTCCTTACAACATGGATTCCAAGAACGGCATCTACAACAACCAAGGCAACCGCATTGGCTATGAAGTGCAGAATAGTCAGGGCACTCGCAACATCTACGACAACAATGGCAACAGAGTAGGCTACGGAAGATGAACCGCATCGAGTTCGGAGACTGCCGTACCATCATGGAGGATTGGCACAAGCAAGGCATTACAGTACAAACTTGTGTCACTTCTCCCCCCTACTTTGGGTTACGAGACTATGGAGTCGATGGTCAGATTGGTCTTGAGCAAACAGTCGATGAATACGTGGCGGCTATAGTTAATGTGTTTAAACGAGTTAAAGACATTCTGGCGGATGACGGAACAGTTTGGTTAAATCTTGGTGATAGCTACTATAACTATAGGGGTGGCAAGGGTCAGGCTTTGGTTAAGCAAACTGTTTCTAATAATTTACAAGACCTACCGCAAGTGTGTGCTAGACGAGGGAATAAACAGGAAGGGCTTAAAGAAAAAGACCTTATAGGAATCCCTTGGCGGGTTGCCTTTGCCTTGCAAGCGGATGGGTGGTATCTACGTCAGGACATCATTTGGAGCAAGCCTAACCCCATGCCTGAGTCTGTGCGGGATCGTTGCACCAAGAGCCACGAATACATCTTTCTACTCACCAAGAACTCCAAATATTACTTTGACAACGAGGCTATTAAAGAGCCTGTTAAAGAAGATTGGGGTACAAGGGATAGGAGTGATGGCAAGTACCACAACGAGGGATCAGGGCTTAGTCCCCATTCTGGACTAGAGAAGAGCTACGAGATGGCTAATAAGCGGTCTGTATGGACTGTTACTACCAAGCCATTCAAGGGTGCGCACTTTGCCGTATACCCGCCCGAATTAATTGAGCCTTGCATTCTTGCAAGTACCAAAGTAGGAGACATTGTGCTAGATCCATTTATGGGTTCAGGAACTACGGCTGCCGTAGCACAACGTTTAAACAGGCTGTATCTTGGCAGCGAATTGAACCCTGAGTATGAAGCATTACAAAAAGAAAGACTTAAACAACCATCATTGGAGCTAGTATGAATATATTTTTGCAGTCTATTTGGGATTTAGCTTGCACCATTATTTTGTGGTTTGGACTAATCCTTACGTTTTTTGTTGGGCTATTCTTAATAGGTATTACCTTTAAGATTCTTGTTAATACATTTATGGCGGGGTACTATTTATTATGAATTTATATGAAGAATTTTGTCCAAAAACACCACACAAGTGTTATGTTTTGCGAGATCTATTGTACGTCCCAAGTTATATAGATAAGGGCATATACGTTGGTCTTACCAGTAGGAAGTATCAAGAGCAACAGTTAATTGATGCGGGCGCAAAAGAAAAAGAAGAGTTTCTTTGGACTAGACGATACTTAAAATGATTGGCGCATACAAACCATTTGACCAAGAGGTTCACGATGCCTGTGATCCACCATCAAGAATGGTGGTAAAGGGGTGGGTTGAATCTCATTGGAACGTCAAGGCAGATGACTTTGAAAAGTACAAAGTAGATTTGGTTTGTAGTAGGGATGGAATTAATGTTGGCTATATAGAGATAGAGGTACGGCAATGGTTTTGTGGTTTTCCTATTATGTATTCAACAATTCATATTCCATCTAGGAAAGCCAAGTTATTTAACAATGATTTGCCTACCATTTACTTTGTTGTAAGCGGAGACTTTAAACATGGACTATGGATAAACACAGATGAGATTCTTAAGCATGAGCAGATTGAGGTAAGAAATACTGCGATTGCTGAGGGAGAGTACTTTTATGATGTTCCAACCGATAAATTTAAATATGTATTTTTTG